TAATCACAGCATCATCAGATGCAACTAACATTAGTGTTGGTTTTGTAGGAGGATTAGCTACTGCTCTTGTTAACACGTTTGCAATCGGAACTACTGCGGGTAGAAAATACCCAACAACTCAAGCAGGCGGAGCTTTAGCTTGGGAAGATATTGGGGCTTCTGATCAAAGATTAAACGTGACTAACTCTGCAGCTACAAGCGCTGGTGAAGTTAGAATTACTATTTTGTATCAACAAAATATAAATTTAAGTTAATAAATAATTAAACTCGGAGCGTCTGGTAATGCAGGCGCTCTTTAAAAGGAGGACAAAAAATGGCAGACTTAGTATTAAACACAACCGTATTTGACGGAGCAAAAAAACTTATAACACACTATAACAATGTTTCTGATGGAACAGGAAGCACAACTAAAATAGTTGACGTTTCTACTTTAACATCTAACAATGGTAAGGCTTGTTCTCAAGTTAGACTTAACAAAGTTAGTTTTAATGTATCAATTACAGCACCAGCAGATGGTGTAAGATTACTTTGGGACGCTGATACAGATGTAGCATTTCAAACTTTAGCAGGAGAAATGGCTTTTGATTATTCTGACTTTGGTGGTCTTAAAAATACTAAAGCTACAAACTTTACAGGAGATGTTAATTTAACATTACCAGCTTGCACAAGTGGAGATACAGTTACAGTTGTTTGTGAGTGGATTAAAGTATACGATTAGGAGGTTAAATGGCTAACACTACCTCGGGCACAACTACTTTTGATAAGACTTTTGCTATTGATGAAATAATAGAAGAAGCTTATGAAAGAATAGGTATGCAAGGTGTATCTGGAAATCAGTTACGACTTGCAAGACGTTCTTTAAATATAATGTTTCAAGAGTGGGGAAACAGAGGACTTCATTATTGGGAAGTTGCAAATAACTCATTTACATTAGTAGATGGACAAGCTGAATATACTATGTTTAGATCTACAGGAGATGGAACTTCAAGTGCTACAGCAGTTTATGGTGTTGATGATGTGTTAGAAGCTGTATATAGAAATGCTTCAAATGTCGATTCACCTCTTACAAAAGTTAATAGATCAACATATCAAGGACTTTCAAATAAAACTTCTGAAGGAACACCTACACAATATTTTGTTCAAAGATTTATTGATAAAGTTACTGTAACTCTATATTTAACTCCGGGAAGTTCTCAAGCTGGACATACAGTTAATTATTACTATGTTAAAAGAATTCAAGATGTAGGAGGTTATACAAATGCAACTGATGTACCATATAGATTTGTACCTTGCATGGCATCTGGTTTAGCTTTTTATTTAGCACAAAAATTTAATCCACAATTAGTTCAGCAAATGAAATTGTTATATGAAGATGAACTAAACAGAGCTTTACAAGAAGATGGTTCTTCTTCAAGCTCATACATTACACCTAAAACTTATTACCCAGGAACTTAATGACAGCGTTTTCAAAAGGTAAATACGCTCAGTTCATATCAGATAGATCAGGGCAAGCTTTTCCATATACAGAAATGGTTAGAGAATGGAATGGTGCAAGAGTTCATATTTCAGAATTTGAACCTAAGCAGCCACAGCTACAACCAAAACCTGTCGGAGCAGATGCTCAAGGTTTACCTCAAGCTAGACCTGCAAGAGTTGAACCTGCAACTACAATTATTGCACCAGATAATTCTATATCAGCAACAAGTGGATCAGGAACCATGACTGTAACTATGGGACCAATAGTTAATTCTACTTTAGAAGCAAAAGTTGCAGATACTAATCCATATAAAACAGGTGATGTAGTAAGAATATCCGATTTACAAAGTGATATAGGTGGTTTAACAGTAGGCAATTTTCAAACAGAAACAACTTTGGGTGCAGGTATTTCAGCATCAGCCACAACTATTTCATTAACAGATGCATCTAAATTTCCAACTAGTGGATATATTGTAATACAAAAAGTTTTAACATCTTCGGATACATCAGACCCTGTGAAAGTAGGAAATATTGCAGATGAGGTTATTCAATACACAGGCAAAAGCAGCAACGATTTAACCGGTTGTACTAGAGGGACTTCTGGTATAATATACGGTGTAAGACAGCCAACAACTACGGCTGGAACACATTCATCTGGTGCAAAAGTATTTGGATCATTTGTTGTAACTAGATTAACAAGAACTGTTGATTCAGTTTCTTACAGTTGTCAATTTACATTTAGCACTGTATCTAATGCAACAGCAACTGATTCAGGATCGGGTGGCACTACAATTACTACAGGTCCAGTAAATATAAGACGAGGATAATATGGCAGGATTTACATACGCAACATTAACAACAGCAATACAAAATTATACTGAAACGGATACAAACGTTTTAACTGCTACTATTACAGATCAATTTATTGAAAATTCTGAACTTAGAATTTTAAGAGATGTACCTATTGATGCATATAAAAAACAATCTATTGGTAATTTAGTTACGGGACAAAATACAATTAACGTACCAGCTAAAACTTTATTTGTAAAAGGTGTACAGGTTTATGATTCAACTACATCTACAACAGGTGCAAGTGATTGGTTAGAGAAAAAAGATGAATCTTATATACAGGAATATGTATCATCTACAGAAACATCAGCTAGAGCTAAACCAAAATATTATGCTATGTTTGGTGGAGCTACAGGTATAACTGATACTACTTCAGGAACATTATTATTATCTCCTGCACCAGATACTACTTATGAATTTAAGATACACTATGAAGCAATTCCAACTGGATTATCGGGTTCAAATACTACAACTTATGTAAGTCAATATTTTCCAAATGGCTTATTATATGCTTGCTTAGTAGAGGCATTTTCTTATTTAAAAGGTCCAACAGATATGTTGACATTATATGAAAATAAATATAAACAAGAGGTAGAGAAGTTCGCAGCAGAACAACTTGGTAGACGTAAAAGGGACGACTACACGGATGGTACAGTTCGTATTAAAGTTCCTTCACCGACACCTTAATAGGAGAAAAAAATTATGGCAATAACATCAGCAATATGTTCAAGTTTTAAACAAGAACTTTTAGAAGGTAAACATGACTTTCAAACTTCAGGGTCTGGTGGTCATACTTTTAAATTAGCATTATTTACAAGTTCAGCATCTTTAGGTGCAGCAACAACTGACTATTCAACTTCAAACGAAATTTCAAATACATCTGGATCAGCATATACTGCTGGTGGTAAAGCATTAACAAATACTGGATGTGGTTTAACTTCAACAACTGCATTTACGGATTTTTCTGATCTTTCATTTACATCAGCTTCATTCACTGCAAATGGTGCAATGATTTATAATACAACAACCAATGGTGGTTCAAATACAACTGATGCTGTTTGTATTATCGCTTTTGGTTCTGATAAAACTGCAACTAACGGAACTTTTGAAATACAGTTTCCTGCAAACGATTCATCAAACGCAATCATAAGATTAGCATAGGAGGGTCACCGTGCCCGACGTTTCTTCTGGATGGGGTCGATTAACCTGGGGACAGGCTAATTGGAACGAAGCTACAACTTTAAAACAAGGTTGGGGCGCAAAATCTTGGGGTGAAGATGAATGGGGTCAACTTTCAGATGCGGTTGTTCAACCAACTGGATTATCAATTACTTCAAGCGTAGGTTCTGTAACAATTTCAGGAGATGCAACTGTAGCTCTTTCAGGTGTTTCATTTAATTCTACACTGGGTACAATTTCAAATGTTATAGGTGTAACAGTTGAACCAAACGGTTTTACCATTAATGATCTACAAGGATATGCACTTCCTGTTATTGATGCTCCAGTAAGTGTTACAGGTTTATCAGTTACATCAGCTATTGGTGTTATTGATCCAAAAGATCAAGTTGTTGGAGCACCTACACTTACAGTTACATCACAACAAGGAACAGCATTTGCACCTAACGAAGATGTATCGGTTACAGGTTTATCTATTACATCACAACAAGGAACTGCTACTGCAGTCAATGCTGTTGAAATTCTTTTACCAACATTTACAGTTACATCACAACAAGGATCCGTGGTTGTTCCAAACGATGCAGTAGCACCAACTGGATTGTCTATTACATCTGCTGTAGGTTTTGTTGAAGGAACAGGATCAGTAGTTGTACCAACAACTGGTGTATCTATGAGTGCTTCTATAGGAACAATTGTTGATGTTCCTGATCAAATAATGGGATTAACAGGAGTATCATTTAGTTCTGCTATTGGTAGTATAGATCCTAAAGATCAAGTAATTGGATTACCAACATTTACAATGACAGCAACGGTTGGAGAACCATTTATTATACACTATCAAGATGTTGACACTGGTTCAAATACCAATTATAACGGAGTTTCAACAGGTTCGAATACTAATTATTCAAGTGTTGCAACTGGATCAAATACAAGTTATACTGACGCTGCGTAATAGGAGATAAAATTTATGGCATCAACATATACACCTCTTGGTATAGAAAAAATGGCAACTGGCGAAAATGCTGGTACTTGGGGAACAAAAACAAACGCAAACTTAGATCTTATAGAACAAGTTCTTGGCGGTTATAAAGCAGTTTCAATTGCTTCAGGAGCAACTACTGCTTTAACAGTTGCAGATGGTGCATTAACTGGAACAGCTCAAGCTAGAATGATTGAGTTTACAGGAACTATTGGTGAAAATAAAACTGTAACTATTCCTTTAGATATAGAAAATTTTTACATTTTAAAAAATACAACATCAGGTGCTTACACAGTACAGTTTAAATACGCATCAGGAAGTGGTGATACATTTACTTTTGCAGCAACTAATAAAGGTACAGCAATTTTATTTGCAACAGCAAATGATGGAACTAATCCAGATATTATTCAAATTCAAACAGGCGGAGATGTTGTAGATGATACATCACCTCAACTTGGTGGTGACTTAGATGTTAATGGTAATAAGATTGTATCTACTTCAAACGGTAATATTGAATTAGAACCAAATGGAACTGGTGATGTAATATTAGATACTGATCAGGTTACTATTGGTGGTGGATCAGAAGTAGGACAAATATCTTCTAATGGTGCTTATGATCTTAAACTAGTTACAAACTCAGGAACAAATTCAAGCTACATTAACATTGTAGACGCAGCTAATGGTAATACACAACTATATCCAAATGGAACAGGTGTAACAGAAATTGGTGGTGCAACAAATCCAGGTACAATTCAACTTAACTGTGAATCTAATTCCCACGGGATTAAACTACAGTCACCTCCACATAGCTCAGGGCAGAGCTACACATTAAAATTTCCCACTGGAAATGTTACAGCAGATAGATTTTTAAAAGTAGCTAGTATTACAGGTTCAGGTACAACAGCAGTTGGTCAATTATCTTTTGCTGAAGTATCAGGTGGTACATCATGGCAAGCAGTAAAAACATCTTCTTTTACAGCAGTAGCTGGTGAAGGTTATTTTGTAAACACTA